TTGAACAAAGTCATTATAGGTTAGTTTTTTATTTTCGTCTAATTGACTTCTTACAAGTGCCTTCCAATTAACCATTATTTCAGCTACTCCTTTTATAAACTCTGGATTTTTTAAATCATCCTTAAATTTACCAAATAATGCTCTTAAATCTTCTCTAAATTTAGCTACTGATCCTGTTGGTTGAAATGGTTCAGAATCTGGGTCCTCTGGATTTCTATTAAAACCACTATAACGGGTAACTTCATTCATAGACATATTGTCCATTTCATTAAGCTCGGTTTCTGTTAATTCGATAGGGAAATCTAATGGTACTTTTTTACCCTCAAACATACCGAAATGACCTAAATCTGTTTCGGTTAGTACTTCAAGATCATTATCAGTTACCTCTAATATACCACGTGTGTATAAAGCGCGGGCTTCAGCCCATAATTCGAAATATTTCTGTGATCCAGCACGGTACACATGCTCTGTAAGAGGCATGTCGTTATCCATGTGGTATTTCAAACCTTCAGATAAGATTTCCTTTGGTGCTATACTTTCATTTAGCATTACTGGTTTTGAACCTCCACAATCATTACATCCGCAATCGCACATTATTTCATTATTTCGTTATAAGATAATTCTACTTTATCTCCGGTTAGACTTCCATTTTTATATAGTAAATTTTCAGGTTGTACTGTTGCTCTTAGACCACCTGTAGCTTTACGAGTTGAATCATGTCTAATATTAAGAACAGGTTCTAAATTAAATGTCTCTACATCATCTAAATCTTCGATAATTTTTGAAACTTCAACTCTAATAGTATCACCTTCTTCACTAAAGTCTTTAGGTGAATATGTTCTATATATTACAACAGCATCATCTGAACCAAATATAATAGATTGTTCATCTTTAGAAGGTAAATCAGTTACAATAACACCTGTTACCTTTTTACCTGTATCTTCATTATACATAACATTAATACCTTCTTTTTCATTACCTAATTTATCAGTAAAGGGTTTAAATGTTAGTTCGGGTGCGAAATCACCTCTTTTAATTTTTTCTGAAAGTTTCGCAACTACATCTTTATATCTTGAATCTGAGCTTTCCCAGAAACCAGCATTATCCTTTTTAATTGATATAGGGTAAGCTTTATCTCCAATTAAAACAACGTCTGCTTTTTTACCTCCAGCAACATCGTATCCTACATCTTTTACTTCTTTAATAGCTCTTGTAGCATAGTTTTTATTTGAACCAACAAATACTACATTTTTAGGACCATCTTCAAGATATTTTTTTAATTCATTAGATAATATATCCTCATTTTCTGTACCAGCTGAGGCTCTACCTTGTGCTCCTGTTGGTTTTAATAAAAATGTAGCACCTTTATATAATATACCACCCATTGAAGAACCTTTAGCATTTGGATCAAACGTAAAGTCTTCTAAAGCATCCATCTTTTGAGCATAATCAAAACGTTCTGCTCTAGGAACTAATACTTTATATCTATTACCTGAGACTTTGATGAAATCTTCATCTTTAAATTCGAATTTGTCTTTAAGAATTTCAACACCTTCTTCAGCGTCTGTAGCTTCAAATAATAAATTGAATTTTTCACCCAATACTTCACTTAATAATGATTCTAACAAAGTAATATCCTGCTCATTATTCATGTCAGGATACCCTTTATCAAATTTATAAGCGTATTTTTGGAAAAATTTATCTAATGCATCCATATTAAGCTGATTCTTTTCTTTCTTGCCAATCGTAAGATACACTATCTTCTGTGATAGGACCACCTTTAGCCCAAGTTCTACAAGTTCTAGCTGAATGGCATTTAAAATTATGCATCCAGCAGTAACCTAATCTACCACTGTCATCTGATACTTGACCTGGCATACATTCATCCATTCTAGGTGAAATGTCAAAGGCAACACAATTACCACATAATGTTTGTTTAGCTGCTTCTAGGGTTGTATTCCAGTATTCAGCTAAATCTTTCCAATAATTTCCGGGTTCATCTATGTTTAATGGACCATATTTAATATAATCCGCTTTTATAGATGCATCTCTATTTTTAGTATTTAGCTCAAGGTTTTGAGTAGCAGCAGGACAAGCCATTGATGCTTCAAATAATCTACCTTTAGCTAGATATTCTTTAAAATCAAATCCCATATTATTTATTTTCAATTAATAATTCACCTAAAACTTCAATTTTACCCATAACTTCTTGAAATGCTATTGGATCAATATCCATACCGTCTTTAGTAGATTCATATAATTCTTCTAAAAATCCTTTATACTCTTCAGTAAATTTATCTTTATTAAAATCACCATTAGATGCTTGTTCGTAATAAGGTGCTTTAACTTTAAAATGATGGTATGTTAACATAGAATTACCACCTTTTTCTTTAGCATTATCAGCTATTGTTTCTGCACCTTCACCTCTACCTTCAGCAAAATCTTTCATTTCTTCTACTGGGATGTCTTCAGTAAGTTTACCTTCAGTTATATATTTTTTAAAATCAAAGCTCATTATGCATCTATATCTGTTTCTGTATCAACTGTTACTTCATCTCCACCAGCATCAACTGATACATCTGTTGAAGTTTCTTCTGGGAAGTTACCACCTGAGCTACCTGTATCAAATTCAGCAGCATCTTGGGTTCCTCCTATATCAGGAGCACCATATCTTAAAATACGAGCAATTGCTTGTTCAGCATTTTCTTGCTCATTTAAGTTAAGTAAATAATATTTTTTACCCTCAATCTCAGCAACGAATGTTCTAGGAGTGTAAACTAAATAAAAATTTTCGTTATTTTTAAGATTAATACGGAATGTAGTAGGTTTTGGAGCAACCCAGTCAATTGAACCTACAAATAGATCAAATTGAGGACCTAATAGTGATACTATTACATCCTTTAATTCTGGAAATTTAGTTAACTCGTCATATTCGACTGCAGCTTGCTCTATGCTAACTCTATCTCTATAGACTGTTTTAACTAAGACCTTAATTTTATCTCTTAGTTCCTCTTTAGTCATTATCCTTTTTGTTTAGCGGTTGGGCCTTTACCTCCACCTTTTGCTTTATATGAAGCTACTGCACCTGCAATTGCTTTAGCAGCTTTTTCTGATTTGCCTTGTTTTTTAATTTTATTAACTAAAGTTTTGTATGATTCGTCTACTTCATCTTTAGCAACCATCTTTTTATCCCAATAACCCTTAGGCAAACCTTCATCAATATCAACGTCAATTACATCTTCTGCAGAGGCAACATCTACCATAGCATCGATTTGAGGTTCGTTTATTTCAAAATCTAAGTAGTGTTTTGCACCTACTAACATATCTTTAGCTTTGATTACTTTTGATTGCCACCAGTGTGGGAAATCAACTTCACCTTGACCTTCAAAGCCATCTACCATTTGGTAAAGTTCCATAGCGTATTTTCCAATACGATATAGATCACCTTTTAGCATGTGAGGCTCATTGTCTTGATGACCTAAATCTAGGTCTTCATCTATAGGCAATTGTCTTGACATATCGTCAAACTCACCAACTGCTTTTTCTAAGCCACTCATAAATAATCCTAACTTACCTCCTGGGATAGTAATGTAGTCTCCTTTATCTGTAGTGATTTGTAATGATGCACCATCTTCTTTACCACCAGAAAATCTTTTAAAATAGAATCCGTCTTTATTATATAATTCAGTTCCTTCTTTTAAATCACCTAATTCTTTAACTGCTCTAAGTAAATCAGCTTTAGCTTCATCAGTATCAACACCTCTATATTTAGCAATGCTTTTAATAGCACGCATAGCAATACGTTTTTCTTCAGTTGAAGCACCTTCTTCTAAAGCAGATGCTGATGATTTGATTTTTTTAACTAGTTTCATTAAATCAACATATGGATATCCTGTTTCTTCCATAGCATCTTCAATATCTAAAGTTCCCGCTGCTACTTTTTCAGCATAGGCTTTAGGGGAAAAACGATCAACATATGCTTCATTTGTGTTAACAGGTTCTACCATTTTAGCAGCCATTGACATAAAATCAGGGAACATTCTTAAAGCATAACTACGAGCATTTGACATGATAAGACCCTCTCTTTCAGTATCAAATTCTTCGAAGTCATCCATATAAAAATCTGTTGCATCTTCTGCTGCAGTCATAATCCTAGTTAAACCTGGGAATTCAGTTGGTTCACCTAAATCTCTATGCATTGATTTAAGTAAAATAGATTGGTCGGAACTACCCCATTCGTTAATATCACTTTTGATTTTAACAGGGTGCATTTTGCCACTACCTTTAGGAAATTCGAATTCTTTTTTACCTGCATCTTTAGCAGCATCAGCTGCTAATACAAATGCATTACCCTCTTCTACTTGATCTTCCTTTACAGGGTTCATTAGGGCGGTTTTAACCATTTCTTTAATTCTATCTTGATCCATTGATTCTGCTTGTTTTTTAGCTAATTTAGTAGCGCGACCATACATTACGGCTTCCGCATCCTTACCATATTTTTGAGTTAGGGCACGCTTGTTTTTTTTCATCTTCATGATGATATCCTCGCGATTAGCTAATTCAGATTTAGTAAGTTTACGTTCGTTCATGTCTTATTTTTTGTCTTCTGCAACTGAGGCTTTACGGTAATCAGAAATTAATTTTTTGATTCCACCTAACGCTTTACGAGCTCTACCATGAGAGGCTTTAGATTTACCTGAGTGTTCTACAGAAAATGTTTCGTATAATGCGTCTAATTGTTCTTTTAATTCTTGAGTATTCATAGCTTTTATTATTTATAAATTATTACTTGATTTTATTCCACATTGGGAATATTGATTCGTTAAGATTTTCCTTAACTTCTTCTTTAATATCACCTTTTACTTCTTCATCCATGTTGTCTTTAGTTTCCTCTAGACCCATTTCAGCTTCCATTTCAGTAGTGTTTAGATTTACATCTAAGTCATCCATTTCATCTACTCTGGCAACTTGAGAACGGGTAAAATAAGTAATTGTGTTACCAATTTGATCCATTAATTTTTCATCACCTAAATCAGAAGCAGCTTGTTGAGCTTTCATAAGTAAAGCTTGTACTTCTTCTACATCTTCGCTTTCGCCTGGCATTGAAGCTTTAACATCAATGTCAACTTCTTTTTCTTCGTCGTCAACTTTAATATCTTTTTCAATGTCAACATCAATGTTTTCGTTGTCTTCAACTTCAACATCTTCTGCTTCGTCTACTTTATCTTCGTAGTACTTACTACCTTCATCTACTTTTTCTTCGTTGACATCATCTTTGAAGTCTTTTTTTAGCTTAGCTAACTTTTCTTCATTATCTTTGATATCTTTTTCAAGATCTTTGATGTGGTCTCTATCATCACGAATAGCACCTTCCATACGTTCCTGTTCTTCTTTATTTCCTTTTTTAGAATCTTCAGCTTCGAACATCATAGCTGCTTTGATCATTTCCTTTAATTCAGATTTTTTCATTTTATTATTTGTTGAGGGTTTTTCTTTAATTTTTTCGTCTACTTTATCTTCGTAGTACTTAGTTTCTGTAGCAGCGGGTTTATCCATATCCGTAAATTGCAAGAACTCATTGTCATCTTGATCCATTTCTTCTTTAAGATCGTAGTCTCTTATAATACCACCTAAGTATAGTTTAGCATCATCAGTTGACATTGCTCTAACTAATTCTCCAACTGCTTTTTCAGCACCAAGAGAATCAATGATTTTTTCAGCCATATCAAATGCTTCATCATCTAAAGTTTCTTTAATTTGTCCTAAAACTTCTTGCATATAATCGCTTGTTTCTCTTCTGCGTTCCATGTAATCGGTTCTTTCACCATCAGCCATGCCCATTTCAGCTCTTGATTCAGCAGCTGATAGCATTTTAAAGTTACCCATGCTATCGATAATAGCTACTAGACCACCTTTTTCACCATTTCTAACTTCGTATCCTTCACCTTTTGGTTTAATGGAAAAGTTACCGCCCCAACCTTCACCTACACCTATAGGGTCAACGCTGTCTGGTGTTTGAGCTGTAGTGTCTGTATCTAATTCGAAACTTTCACCTTCCATCCTACCTACAGTATAGATTAAGAAATCGCCTTCATCAGCGCTTTCTTTAGTGAATTCTTCTGCTACTGTATCAGCGATGTCTACTACATCTTGAGGGGCTAATGCTTCGTTAAGCTTGCCTTCTGCTAAATATTTTTTATAATTAAAGTTTCCCATTATGATATATTATATGTGATAAATATGGCTACTTTTTGGACTGATACGTCCCTTTTTTATAAGATGCTTTCTTTGTATTTTTTACAAATTGTTTACCTTTTTTACCTCCCGCTTTTTTCTTACGAGCTGATGCTGCTCTTTCTTTTTTGGTTAAAGATTGAGCTTTTTTCTTTGGTAGACAACGAGAAGGATTTTTCTTGTTCTTCATAGTACCACAAGGGCCAGTAATATTACCAGCCGTATCTATTCGAACCCAGTTTTCCTTTTTAAACCAGTCGCGTAGTGATTCGTCTATAATTTCCTTTACTCTATCTCGTGTCATTTTTTCTTTTTACCTGACATTTGTCCTTTACAAACTTTAACTGCTCTACCACTTAGATAGGCTGAAGATTTTTCACCAGCGGCCATTCTACGTTTGCGATATGCTTCACCTTTTTTGCAAAGTTTGCCTTCTTCTAGGTTTTTACCTAATTCAATAGTTTCTTCTATATCCTTAATTACGTTCATAAGGATTTTATTCAAGGTATCTGTAGTTAAACCTTTAGTTTTACCTTCTGGGTTGTCGTCTGTTTTAAGGTATTTAGAGTAGCCTTCTTCTTCTTTTAGTGATTTTGCTACTAAAGTTTTCCAATTAGAGTAATCAGCTTCGTCCCAAGGAGCAATCTCCTTTTTATTGAATGAACCTTTTTGGCCCATAACAGGTTTGCGGTTTAAATAATGTGTACCTAAAGTAATATTATCTTGGAAGAATTTATCTACCTTTTCTTGTGAAGGCATGTATACATCGTATTCACTTATAGTAGATTCTTGTGGGTTAGCAAATACTCTAACATTGTCATAGCCTAATTTTTTAGCATCGTAGAAAATGCTATCATCATCAGCATCTTCTGGGTTGTTAAAATAAATCTCAAAAACATCTTTACCGAAGTCCTCTATGTATTTTACTTTAACATCGTAGCCCATACCTTTAAGGGCTTTTTCAAATTTAAAAGCTTCTACGTATACGTTTTCTTCTAAAGGTTTAGAAAAGAATTCTTGTATATTTTTAATATCTTCCATTATTATAATCTATTAACTCTAGTAATATAAACCATATAACCTCTATCATCGTCATCAATATCAAAAGTTACAAAATCATTTCCCCATTTTTTATTTTGGTTATCATTTGCAAAATCTGCTTTATCTTGATTACTACCAATAACTTCAATTTTTTTACTATCAGCAATAAATTTTAATTCAGGATATTTACCTTTTAATTCTTGAGATAAATCTTCTAAAAAAGAATCTACCATTTCATTTAATGATTCTTCTATACTTAATTCAGCATGTAATACTTCCATAAATGGGATAAAATTATGGGTACCATACTCATTTTTAAGTATAGTAGCTATAGCTTTAGCAAAATCTTTATACCCTAAAGATTCATCAACCCCCGATATTGCTTGATCGATTGCTTTTGCTGCTAGGTCTGCCTGACTTTCGTACAGGTTTGCTTCCTTTAGATATTGGTTTTTCAACCACTTGTTTGTGCTGAATTGGCTCATCCTTTTTAGGTTTAATTTCTTTTTTAAGTTGGGTTGGAATAGGTTTTGGTGGGTCAACTTGTGTTTGGACAGTATCCTTAACATAAGTTACACCACGTTGTCTTTTTATATTAGTTCCTGGTTTAAATTCCATGGTTATAAATATGGAAGAAAATTTATTTCTTCAATGATTTAAGATATTTAACAGTCTCTTCAAGATTTTTTTCTGCTAATTCTCTATTAATACCACCTTTCCAATTTTGAATATCTCCTGCTTCTGAAACGTAGCCTTGGTTTGATTGGGTTAGGGCATCTTCTAATATATTTTCGGATATAGAAATAAGTTTATCGATTGTTGAATTATCTAATTCGCGTTTATAATCTTCCCATAAACCTTGTAATTTAAGATCCATTTCAAATTTACATTGACAATTAAAACAATGTCTAAAAAATTTATAAATAGGAGAATCTAAACGTTCTTTCATTACAGAACCACAACTAGGACAAAACAAAGGCATTAATACCTCTTTTGCTTTATCTAATTTAGTGATATTTTGTTTAATACCATCTTTAATAGTCCATTCACGACCGTTTTCAGTCCAAATATCACCTTCTTTATAGAAGTCTTTTGATTTCCTGTAACCAACTCCATCAACTGTACGTTCACCTGATTTACCAGACATTACGTTACGGACTCGTGTTACATCTTTTTTTGAAAACTCTTTTTTTAAAACATTATCTTGGCTCATAAACCTAATTTTTCCAATTCTTTATTAACTTGCCCTTGTGAAGTATAATGGATACCTATACCTCCAGCATCTCTCCATTGTTGGATATTGTCCATTCTGTCATCAATTAAAATATGATTAGGAGCAGCAAAATTCTTTTTATTATAAGATCTAGCAAGGGTTAATTTAGTATTAGGAGTTTTATCACGTCTCCATAAACGTTTTCCTATCTTAGATGTTTCACTACGTGAAGGAGATGATAATAACATATGGTCATATTGAGATGCTCTATTGTAAAGTTCTTCACCACCAGGCATCCATTCCATACCGCGCCAAAAACCTACTCCAGCTCTTTCAATTGCTTCCCAAAAACCTTTAGTACCATATTTAGCCTCAAATGTTCTAGGATCTTCACCTGTTAATTCTTCAAATTGCTTATCAAAATCAACAAGTACTCCATCCATGTCTAGGAATATTTTATAATCCATAACCTCTTCTTTATTTTCAAATACCGGTAAAGATAATGCCTTCCTTCTGCGTCTCCAAAGATCTAATACCATTTCTTTATCTTCTTTATTTTCAAGACCAGGAGCAATATCTAAATAATTATTAATTACATCAGCAAATGGTTTTTTAGTTTTCTTAGCTTTTAAATATAAGCCTTGAAGCATAGCATCTACTTCTTTATCTAATAAATAATAATTTTTATAAGGTAATACTTTTAATTTATTGATCATGTCTCTAATTTGGAGATCATCATCTTTATATTTACCTGTTCTTAAATTATCCCCAGATTGAGTTAAATGTTCAATCTCATGTCTAATAACATCTGAAACATCAGCTGAAAGTTTAGACCATGCTTGAGGTAATACTTCTGGGTTTATAGTAAATAAGGTAGCTATAAATGGGAATTTATCTTCTTCCTCACCACTATTTGAAGTTCCATCTACTTCATATCCATCAACTTTTTTATCAAATATAAGTCGACCAACATAATTAAATTCAATTTCCCTACCTTTACTATCTTTCTCGTCAATATCTATATCAATAAATGATTGTTTAATTTTTGGATCGGCTTTATAATCAGCTACCCATTTTTTAATAGTAAGATTAGTAAGTTTAGTTACTAATGAATCATAAACACCTTCATTTAAACGAGCTAACTCGTAAGCATAAGCATTTAAACCAAATGGATCTTTTACTTTACCGCTTGGATTATTTGACTTTTTATAGTCATCCATATTTTTATCTGAGGTTTTCTTACCATCTTCATTTAAGCTATCAGTCCAATTTCTAAACGTCATTGTCCCTTTTAAATTAGCTTCAGCCTCAATTTTATTTAAATAATCATCTTCTTGAGTATTAGTTGTAGTAATACCACCTAATCTACCCTCTAAATTTTGAATATGATGTATCATTTCATGCGCATAACTTCGCACAATATCTTTGGGATGACGACCTTCAGTATATAAAACAATGGTTTGTGTGTTTGGTTCGTAGTATGCGGTTTTACCAAAGAAATCACGTGCATTCTCACTATCACCATCTACAAACTCAAGTGCAGGTAATGGTTCAATATTATACCCTTTATCAATCATATGTTGAGTTAGTTGATCGATTTTTTGTAAAATATCTATCTCAGTAGAGTAAGAAGCATTTTCATTTAAATTAGTAGTTGTTTTTAACGTTTTAGCTAATTGTAGTGCTTTGTAATATTTTTGATTTTTATCACCTAATTGAGCTCCTTTTTTATCAGGATCTTTATCCATTTTCTTTAAACGAGCAATTTCTTTATTAATTAATGATAATGGAATTTTTTTATCTTTAGGTATACCTAATCTTTTTCTAACTGTACCCTGTTTTAAACTACCTGCTTTTTTACCTTTAGCAGCCATTTTTTCGTAAGTATCACCTTCACCTATATCTTTATAATTTTGAGAAGGTGGAAAAGAACCCATCTTTTTTTTAGCTTGTTCTTTTGTTTTATAAGGACCAAATTCTTGTCTTATTCCAGGAGAAAAGGGATTATCTTGTATATAATAGTATTTATCTCCTCTTTTTTCAATAGCTCTATATCTACTTCTTCCACCACCAAAAGTAGAAGCAAAACTTTCATTTTTTTGTTTTTTTAAACGTTGGGTTTTTTTCTTAGATGCTTCTTTTTTCTTTGTAATATAGTCTAAACCAGATTTTAAACGTTTTTTTACAGCTGGGTCTTTTGCTCTACCATATGCTGCTCTTACTCTTTGATGTATTAAATTAATAATCTGGGATTGGCGAGCATGTGATTTAGCTTTAAAAGAAGTTTTATTTAAAGTATCTACAATATCTTGTCTAGTGGAAAATTTAATACCTACAGTATCTTTTGGATCTTCATCTGTGTATAATCTACGACTACTACCTTTAGGTTTTTTACCTGTGCCTTTTTTAGGGTCTTTTTTTTCGTTTACTTTTTCATACCCAGAACCATAAGGAGCAGATTTACCATCATCTTTAGCATCAGGTATATTTTCCTTAACTGCAGGTCTTAAAATATTAAATATTTCTTCTTTTTCTTCTACTTGAGAAGGTAAAAATTGATAAAATGCTTCTCTATTTCCTGCTAATAAGGTTTTACGAGCGTTAGTACCACTCATACCTTTATTTGGAGTTGTAATTACTTTAACTTCAACATTATTATATTTATCTTCAGATTTATCAATAGCAGCTGTGCGTTTAACTATATCAGATAAATCCTCATCTTTACCATCTCTAGCACCTAAAATCCAATATATAGTATCATCTGGATTATTTCCTGCAAAACTATAAACGGCTCCAATTGGAGGTTTAGTAGCAGGTTGAATTTCTACCTTCATAGGTAGATAATTTTGATAAATTTCCCATACTAAAATTGATTCAGCTTGTTCAATACCATCTCTAACACCACTACCTACTAATACTATTAGTTTATCTATCTCTGGGTATTGTTTTAATGCTTCTTCTACTACTTGAAAATGACCAGCTGTAGGTGGTTTAAAACCACCAGCATAGATACCTATTACTTCTTGTTTATCCTCATTAAGGATACCATCTACTAAATATTTTGTTAATTCGTTCATGAACGTAAGAAATTCTGTAGTTTACTTTGAGCCTCATCTTTAGATACAGTGTAGGCAAGTATACTTTTTAAAAAATCATCATTTAACATAGCTTGAATTTCAATATTTAATTCAGCTTTTTGTTTATCAGATTTTTCTTGTTGGGATGGTGTTTTTGGTTTAGTATTTTTAGGGGCAAAAGGTTCTAAATATGTTTTAAGAATATCTTCAATATCCTCTATCTTATTACCCTCTAATGTGTTAGCTACTGCTGTAAAATTATCACCAAATAGTTCAGCATAGGGTTTTAAGTTATCTGTTACTCCTTTCCAGGTACGTAATACAATAGCAGGAGCTAAACTTCTATCTTCACCATCTGATTTTTCAAATCTATCTTGATTTTGTTTGAGTGAACGTTCTAAATCAGTATAAACATAGAGCATAAATACATTATACCCTGCTTCTTCTAATTGTTGTTTTAATTCTTCAGTTTTTTTATATGAAGCTGCTGTACCATCTAAAATAAAAGATTGTTTACCATCTATTACACCTTGTAATTCACCCTTAAATTCTTTATTAGCAGCAGCCATTGCTTTAGATTGCTTGCTTCTTTCATCAGGTGTGGCATTTTTTAAATCTAAGGTAACATTAGCTTGTTTAAGTTTATCAATGAATATATTATCTATATTCATAATTTTTAAACCACCTAAATCTAACCCTTTTAAGATAGTACCTTTTCCAGCACCAGGGGCACCAGCTAATATGATAGCTTTGGGTTTCCCCTCTACTTCATTTAAGAGTTGTACTAATGAAATCATAAACGCGCGTTTACCATAAATATACGAAAGATTTCTCTAATCTCCAAGTATTCGGCGCGCAGATGTTCTAAATTTCGTAAATGCTGGTTTATGGGTTGGGTTTTCTAAATCAAACAACGTTTTAACTGTTTTGAAAATTTCAAGATTTTCTTCTTGGCTACGATTTGATTCATACATTTCCCAGCCTTTACCTTGGATTTTACCTTCTTTAGGACCACGCTTAGATGATTTTAACCATAAAACACCATAGTGGTCTGGAGTGATACCAAAGCATTCTTCATAACATTTACCATAAACAGCAGTTTGTAAATCATAGGTCGTTTGGAGGTGGTTAGATGTTTTAAAATCGATAATCCAAATTTTACCATCAATCTTACAAACCATATCACAAGTACCTGCTACTTTCATTTCATCTGAAAATAAATGGACTTCAGTTTCAATTAGTTCTGGTTCGTATTCTTCCCAAAAATCAACAAATCTTAGGAACATTTGCCAAACGAGTGTATCGTATTGAGGGTGACCTGATTTAGATAAAAAATTTAATTCCTTACCATTAAGGTAATCCTCAATCATTTCATGGGTTTCAGTACCTTGTTCAGATGCTTTACGTACAATATGCTCGGAGGCATACCCTACTTTTTTCAACCAATCTTCAAAGAACTTACCTTTAGGATAAGCACCTAAAACATAGGTAATAGATGGATAAAATTCGCCATTACGTTGGTAATAACGAGAATCGGGCATAGTAATTTGTTTAGCATCATCTGATACTTCCAAAATACGCTTGTAAGAATTCTTTAAAATTTTCTTACTCATACAAATTGTAATTTTTTAGCCATTAAATCATATTGACTTAATGGAGTTGTTTTTTGAATTAGGTTAGTAATAGCTTTAAAGCCCATTTCCGATGGATCTTTATCTTCTAAATCTACTAAATATATTTCCTTACCCTCATTCATTAACTGTTCACAAAACTTAACGGCATCTTGTTGCGCGTCCTTATCTAAAGCTATATATATTTTTTGCACCTGTGAGGTAACAATTTTTTTCATTAATTCTCTTTGGATATGCTTACCTAATAATGGTATAGCATTTCGTTTTATTGCTAAAGCATCAAACATACCTTCAACTAATACTAGTGGAGATGACCAATTTATAAACAATTCAAATGGAACTGTATCTTTACTCATTGGTGGGTTTTTATATTTAACAGGGCTATGCTCATTAAAATTGCGAGCCACAAAATAATTTAGGGAACCTTCATGAGAATACGAGGGTATAATAATCATTTTATCATAGACACCACCATCACAATAACCAATATTGTAACGCAGTATATCCGCTTTAGTTACATTACGACGTTTTAAATAAGCTAATGCTTGTCTACCAGTCATATCGCCTTTAGATATATCTACAAAAGGTTTGAATTCTTTAGGTAGATTAATTGCTTCTATTTTTTTAGTATTATCTCTATAATCTTTATAAGAGACATGCTTTTTAATTTCAGTAATTTTATCTTCTGGGGCTTTGGCTTGTTTTAATAAAGTAACTAGATTTGTACCTTTTTTATTACAAACCCAACAATGCCAAGGATTTTTTTGACCATCAGTAAAGTTAACCTCTAATTTTGGTTTAGAGTGATGGCAAAACGGACAGTGGTACGCTTGATTACCTCTAGCTGTAGGTTTACCTGCTCCTAAAACGGAGTTAACTATGTTTACTAATAAATGATTTACCATATAAGGGTAAATGTATAAAACTTATTTTAAATAGCCTAATTACTATAGTGTAAAATTAATACCTAAACTTAAACGATTAGGACCTGTAAGTCCGAGAGTAGAGGAAAATAATAAATGATTATATCTATAATCTATACCAACACCAAAAGTACTAGTAAGTTGTGTTTCACCTAATATAGTATAATTCCCATCGGGAGCCAAAACTAAAGTTTCATCCATACATAATAAGTATCTAGTACTGGTTGTATTACCAAAAGATAAATGTGGGTAAAAATTATCCCCAGCATGTACTGCTATGCCAAAATAAGTGTTATTTGAAAAATAATAATCTTCAACATAATCATCCCAACCAAAAACATCCCACATATCAATATTATCATAAAATATGTAAGGGTTTGGTTGTGACCTTTCAATCCCAAAAAATACGTAATAATTTTCATTACCAGCAATAAAACGCCCCCCAATAGTTGCTGGACGGTTAGATATGATGGAAGAACTGATTCCTAATCCTAATACAAGTTTTAAAGGAGTACGTGGGGCTCTTATTGTTTGATTTGATAAACGTGATGTACTATATCTTCTTGATCTTGGGTTATTCCATCCCCATCTTGAATTTGGGTAATAATATGGGTTATAATATGGATCATAATAACGGTTATCGTAACGACGATTATTCCAATGGTTATTATTGTTCCAATTATTATTAGTGTTCCAATTAGAAGAAGAATTATTAGTTGAATTATTACTACTACTTGATGAAGTAGAAGATTGATTACTTTCTACTTTTTTTTGGATTTTTTGTTCTTTTTCAGATTGAGCAAAAAGGGTAAAACTAAATAAAAGGAAAAGGAGTAATAGTATACGTTTCATAATAATTATTTAATCAAAATCTTTTCTAAAAAACTTACCAAGAATATTATCATTAAAATATTCATTTGGTTTAGTTAATACTTCATAAAGAAATAATGCTTTTGTTTCTTCGTAAGTTAATAACTTTTTTGTAGTAACGCAAGTTAAAATTTCACGTTTAAAATCTTCTTGTTTACCATCTTTAATTAATGCTAAGATTTCTTTATGTGAACCATAATAGGTTTTCCAATCTGATTCTTTAGTTACTTTTTTAAAGGTTGGTTTACGTCCCTTTTCACCCTCATATAATGCTAAATCTCTTTTTGTTAATTTAGCTTTACGAGTAAATTGTAATACTTTTTTACCAATATAGATTTTACCTGATGGTTCATGGGTTACTCTATATACAAACCCAAAGGTTGAAGGAGGGAAATCCTCTACTGAGGTCATTGCCTCGCCTTTATAATACCAATTCATAATTTTTATCTGTCTATGTTAATATAGAATGTCGTATCTGTTGTACGAGATAATGGGTAGGGTTGTGATAATTTTCCTACCGCTAATAATTCTTGGGCCTCATTATATAAACCTACTGTAGTAGCATATGGTTGAAAGAAACTACCTGTTGTAAAGTCATATACTGAACCATCTGTTGAGCCTGATATAATAGATGGGTTTTGTGAGAAATTATATTCAAATTCATTTACTGTAGCTTTATATTGGGTTTCAAATATCTCATATGAGCTGCTAAATGAACAAGTTACGTTGGTAGCTGTTGTAAAGTCGTTTATATTTAATGGGTCGTAAGCAAGATCATTAGTTATAATAATAATACCATGTTGGTATATAATGTTACCTACTATACCTCCAATTACACTACTACCACTAATTATAACATTACCTTCTCCATCATCTGTAAATAAAGCATTATTAGT